TGTATCATATTTAGGCATTAGTAATCCTCCCCATTTACTTTTACTTTTGTGGGGCGCTGGATGATGGTCTGTTTTACTCCATCACGGACGCCATGTTCTTTGACTTTGGCCATAAAAGTCACTTGAGCGCCTTTGCCCCAATATTGTGTGCCTTTGTAGATGATGACGTTGTCATCAGCATCACGGCAGATGTGAAGGTGTGATGTGCCATAGATGCCTTCCAGATCCACGATATGCTTCACTGTGACCGCAAAAGCCTGACGCTCGCCCACTGTGCCAACAAACTCACACTTGCCATCTCTGGTGGCCCACTCAGCGGCTTGTGCGGCACGTTTGTCCAGCACTTTTACCATAGCGTTACGCATGTTGGGTGTGGGTTGGCCGTATGTGTTGACACCTTTTTTAACGGCTGAAAAAAAGCCTTCATCTTCTGGGCTGTAATCAACCAAGAAATCTATTATCTCTTGGGCGCGATCATCAGTGGCGATCCAGTTTACGCGCTTAGTGTGAGCGGCATTAGCCAGCTTGCGAGCTTCGATTGAAGGGTAATAGCTATGCTCATATTCGTGTGTCGGGTCGTATGCCATGTTAAGTTCCTCTCTCTCTATACCCATTATATAGTGACAGTTGTCACACATTACAATAGCCGCAAGCAATTATTCTTTAATCACTTGAAGCACAGGCTTGTAGATTTTCTTGCGGCGACCCCAAAAGTCTGAGATTTCCACTTTGCCTTGCTGGTCGAGGATCTTAGACCCTTTGACAAGCTGCACATGCGAAGTGGTGGTCACGATGTATGTGAAGTTGGGGTTGGCGATCTCTTTCACAAAACGCTGCAAGGTCACGCCATTGGTGTAACTGGTGTTCAGCTCTTTGAACTTGACGCCCAAAAACTTCAAAACCTTGACGCGCTCTGGGTGCGTTGTGCCTCCAGCCCAGCGTTTTTTACTTTTGATGCGCGAGCATTTAGCCTTGAAGACTTCCATTGTTTCTTCAAGCAGCTTCTGAGCTACAACGGCCACAGCCTGAACCCCACAGTGGTTGCCGCGCTTGGCGTCTTTGGGAAGAGCAAACTGCTCTTCCTCATCCCAGTCTTTGAAGCACTCTGCTAAAATGTCGCCTAAAGGTTTAGTCATATCAATATCCTCTCTCTCTACATCTTACATATAGTGACACTTGTCACACATTACAAGGGGCAGAACAAAAAAGAATGGGCTTACGCCCACTCCCTTTGAATCTTCAATCCTTTGACCAGCATTTCTTCGGCATCTTTTTTATTGCCGTGCTTGAGCCTTTCAAGCGCCCACGCGACCCAAGATGCTGCGTGGGGCGACAGCAGCTCAGACTTCGGCTCTGGCGCTGTGCGAGGCTCTGAGGCGCTCTGCTGAATGCCCCCGACTTTGTTTTCGTTTAGCCAGTTCAGCAGATCCTGCTTCGATGTCGGCACTTCGACTTCGACCCACTCTCTTGGTGAATTGCGGCGAGCGTCTGCCTGTGTGCCAAACCATTCGCCTTTGTTGTTCATGTACAATCTCATATCAATTATCCTCCCACTCTATATGACATCATGTCTTGGTATTTGGCGCGAGCGTCCAACCAGTTGAGGCAATCACGCTTTGTAGTAAATGTGTTTTCCCACTCGCCATCTGCATCAAAGATTCTCCAGTCATACTCTGGGTAATCTTGCAGCTTTTCAATTTTATATCCGCGATATTCGTAGTGGCCGTTTTCGATTTTTTTAACTGTGTGTGTCATTTCGATTTCCTCTCTCTCTATATCTTATATATATGACATCTGTCACAGATTACAAGGGGCCGAAGCCCCTTTTTTTAAAAATTATAATCGTGAAATTTGTAAGGCGTTTTCGACAAAACGTGGCGACCATTGGCTGAATGGAAGTAGCCATCTTTGCGAAGGCGAGCGCGGATCACAGTGTAATCAGGGTTTGATTTGTAATCCCACTTCTGAGCGCCTTGATTTGTGCAGTGACCAGCAAAGCCACCAGCAATGATCTCAGGCTTCCAGTTTTCGTCCAGCTCCGCATCCATTACGCGGATCTCAATTGTCTTTGGAGATACAACGCGCACGATCTCATATGGATGTACGTCAGACCATCCACTGTGATTTGCGTGAGTGTATTCGATAGCTTCAACGCCATACTCATATTCGCTGTTATAATTACTACCACAACGGCTGACAGGCAATTCTTCGATAAGATTTTCGGCAGCTTCTTGGCTATCGAAGGTTGTGGTTACTGCTGAGTTTAAATGCAAGTAATCATGTATATTAATTTTTTCAAAATACACTTTATCAGCAGTTCGGCTGCGTGATCCATCGCGTGTGCTGACTGTTTCAATTACGGTGATTGCATATTTAGTAAACATTTTATTTCCTCTCTCTCTCTACATCTTACATATATGACATCTGTCACAGATTACAATAGAGGCAATGCATTTTTTTTAAATTAAATTTTAACGCCTTCGCGCTGTAGAGAAAGTCTATACTCTTTTAGCTCGTTTCTAGCTCGAAACAAATCTTGGCTAACATTGGGATGGTAGCGGGTTCTATTCGCCTCGCTTTGGCAGCTATCAACTTGCCTTTTTAAAAACTTTAAAAACTCACGTTGGTATGGATTTAAAGATTCATCGCCCATTGCTTTACCCTTTTCTAGTTTCTTGCCACCTTACATGCTCTGCTAATTCTGCAACCAAATGTTTGAATTGATCAGGATCGATCTTCGCAACCCTCACCCCTTCCTCATAAATATGCAGCCCATCATCATTAACTGTCCAGTGATATTTTAATTTCATTTTCTCCCCCAATTATCTTTTACTTCCATAATCTGCTTCGAAGCATCCTTTGCACCCTTGCCAACGATCACATGGTAGCCTTCGCTCTCAAGGTATTTAATCATCTCTCTTTGATCGGGGGAAAGTCGCCCACCACTTTCCCGCTTCATTTCCACCCAGACATCCCAAGCTGGGATAAACAAATCTGGAATGCCAGCCACAACGCCTTCAGCCTTAAACTTCTTGCCTGCCCCAATCGATCTTTTGCCACCGTTGGGAATGGCAAAGATCAAAACCTTTGGGAACTTTGTGCGAAACCAATTAACAAACCCAACTTGCTCATCATGCTCAGAAGGGTATTTCCTCGAAACTGAAATCAACGTGGATGACGTTTTCCTTCTTCTCACGTTTCTCATAATCAAACCTCACAATTCTTTCGTATTTGCCTTCAGGCTTTATCTGAATGCGGCTGGGCTTATTCCAGTCTTGGCATTCATCCATCGCCTCGCTTGTGGTCTTTGCCTTCGCACCAAGCTGGGATCTGCGCTGCATGTATTTTGTTGTGGCATAGCCACCGTGATCAGGACAAAGCCACTCAGAGACTTCTTTGAAAAATCCATAGTGATAGGTCACCCTCACGCTGTCAGCCTTCCCAGCCTTCTGCCAGCGCCTGTACGTCACGTTTTCTACATCAAACCATTCAGGCTGCTGCACCTGTGTTGAAATCATTGCGCCATCGTAACTCTTGCTCGCATGGTTCAGTGTGGGTGGTGGGAACTCATGCCCACAGTCAGGACAAATCAAACAGGCAATAGCCAAATGCATCTGACACTTAGGGCATGTCTTGATCGGCGCTTCGCCATCTCCATCGCCCCGGTTATCATGCTCTGGCTTCACCTTATCAATAAACCCATGACGCTCGACGTTCTGGCCGTAATCTAAAACCAGACAGTTTTCCTTGCCCTCAGAGATCCGCGTACCCCGACCAATGATCTGGACATACAAACCTGTCGATGCCGTAGCTCGAACCAGCCCAATCAAATCCACATTCGGCGCATCGAACCCAGTGGTCAAAACATTCACGTTAACCAAGCAGCGCAGGCTACCGTTCTTAAATCTTTCGATCTTCGATGCGCGATCTTTTTGGCTGTCTTCACCAGTCAAAACTTCTGCATTAATCATGTGATCGAAAAACGCATCTTCCAGCATATTTGCATGTTCAATGCCACTGGCAAAGATTAACCAGCTTTTGCGGTCGGCTCCCAGCGCCACAATCTCTTCGACAGTATTTTTAACCAACACAGGATCAGACGCAGCAGTGGCCAAATCACTTTCGATAAACTCACCGCCTCGCTTCTTCACGTTGGTCAGATCGATCTGCTGTAAGCCACCCCTACTGATGACCGGGGCCAAGTAACCCTGATCCATTAGCATGGTCACTGGGATGTCATAGGCAATGCCGTCAAAGATCGCACCTTCACCCCTATGCAAATATCCTGAACTCAGTCGATATGGCGTGGCCGTCAGACCAACAATCTTCACGTCTGGATTGCACTGCTTCAGGTCATCGATAAACCGACCATAGCGTGTGGTCGTTTTAGGTGGCAGCATGTGCGCCTCATCAATGATCACCAAGTCTGGAGCTGGAACCATTTCGAATGCACGTTTGTATATACTCTGGATGCCGCCAAACGTAATTGGCTTGGTCAGATCCTTCTCTTTTAAAGACGCGCTGTAGAAGCCAAAATCAGCCTCTGGGTACAGCTTCTTCAAACCTGACGCCCCTTGCTCCAGCAGCTCCTTAACGTGCGCCAAAACCAAAACCCTAGTGTTGGGAAAGCTCATGGCATCTTGGATCATCTTGGCAATGATCGCCGTCTTGCCAGATCCAGTCGGCGCAACGATCAGTGGGTTCTCTCCCTTCTTCTGCGCCCAGTAATTGTAAAGCCCATCGATGGCGTCTTTTTGATAATCACGAAGTTCGAAAGTCATTTTGCTTTATGCTCCTTAACCACTTTGTCCAAAAACATCTTCGCCTCTGTTTCAGCTAACTCTTCAATCGAAAATGCCTGATGAATGAAATACTCCCCGATATTCGCAATCGTGAGTTTGTTTATCATTCCCCAGTCTTCGATCTTTCCGCGAGATCCAATCATGTTAAAAATCATCCATGCAACTTCTTCGGCGGTAATTTTATCTGGCAACTTATCGATAAACTCTTCCAAGGCGTCTTTCATCAAATGTTCACGCATTCCCATCGCGCATCCTCCCTTCAAATATTTCACGACTGTTTCCATTGTTGCGGAGAATCTCACCAGTATCCAAGTCTTCATATTCAACCCAGTCATCACCAGCGTCAGTCATTTCAAGATCTTTCGGCATGATCTGAGGGATGTACAAATGATCATCACAAGTGACGGCAGGCTTGCCCAAAGCGCAGCTCCAAGTGCCATCCTTCTCTGGCGTCACATGGGCGCAAGTGCGGCAGCTCACTTCTGGAATCTTGCAGCCATGACAGACCGCCCAGTATGGACAAAACTTGCACTGCCAATTGCTAGGATCTTCATGCAATTTATCTGGAGGTAAATTCGAAAATACAATTTTCTCAGCCTTATCGATCAGACCCTGCGCTTCTTTTTTATTCAGCTTAATCCGCTCACCATACATTTCATCTGTGTTTTTATTCACAGCAAAAAAGTAACAACGATCTATTCCAGACAAATGCATACCAATCTGGCACTGCGCCCAATAGATTGGTTTGGATTTCTCCACGCCCATGTTTTTAGTAACTTTGAAATTCTTATCGTTCATCGTTTTGAACTCAAGCGTGTGAGGCTTTCCGCTTTCAGCAAACCCTTCACCAACGCCATCCAAGCTCAATGCAAAATGTCCACCACAGCCTTCGAACCTGACTTGCTTGCCAGTATCAGGATCACGCTCCCAAACCTTAACGCCAACAGCGCGAAGGTTTGACACAATGCGATCTTCTTCACGATCACCAGTCTCGAACAAACGCAAAAGACGCCCCTCGAAAAGAGGCGTCCATGCATGTCGAAACTGATACCAAAGCGCACGGCTACATTCATTGCCGATTTGACTGCCGCCAAGGTGAGGTCGATGCTCATTCTTCCGCTTTTCTTTGTAATGTTGGTAAATTGCTTCAATGGTTTTCGGGGTGGCGTAAGCAGTCAGATCCATTATTAAATTACTCCAATCAAAGATAAAATGATTACGACACCTGTGTGAATGGCAATATATTCTAGCATTCCGCTCTCCTTCTGTTCGTGTAATGGGGCGACACGCGCCCCATCCCAGAAACTGAACTCAGCGTTTCCACGGCGGTGTTGCAGCCCCACCACCATTCGCAGCCACAGGAGCTGCCGCCACAGAAGCAGAAGCACCTCCATCAGCATCGTACCCCTTCACGTCATTAGAAGCATCGTAGCCGTCTACTGCTGGACGCACGGCCACTTTCACCATCAACGGAATGTCGATCAAATCGGAGCTGTTTTTAGGATCGACGTTAATGGCGTTAGCAATGCTCGCCA